ACTCTAATGATTACAGCTTAGAAGTACGCATGCAGTCCGAGGACCGTGCACACAGGATAGGGCAAAAAGATAAAGTTACATACATTGATTTAATAGCGGAAGGCACAATCGATGAAAAGATTGTTAAAGCGTTAAATAATAAAATAGATTTAGCTAGTAAAGTTATGGGCGAAGACCCAAAGAAAATATTGTTTGATTAGTCTGTGTCGAATATATCAATTACGCCGCCGTCTTTAAAAACTTGTTTAGAATACTCTTTTTCAGTTGGTATCAATTTATTTATTAAAGACTCACCTTTTTGTATGTCATCGTATTCTTTTTTCATTCCCATAATATCTAAAATACCCATTATGCCACCAACCTTACCACCAAATTTATCCATTAAATTTTTTAAGACATTTGTTACCTTTTGCGAACTATCAAAATACTTTTCACGTTTTAACATAGAAGATGGTTGGTCACTTTTATTCATAAAGTATTGTAAATGTTCTTTCCCTTCAGGAGTGTCAAAATCTGTAATTGGCCTAAAACCTTCTGCTAATTTTTTTTCTAACAAATCTATGGTGTTTGCACTTCTTGGAGGAGGGGAAGAAGAATATTCTTTTGTAGAAGGGTTGTATAAAGCAACTCCGCCCATTGCATCAGATGCCAAATAAGCCATTTAATTTTCCAATGCTTTTTCTAAAAGTATTTCGAGTCGTATTACTCGTTCTTTTATCTCTGGTATGTCTTGCATTATCGCCTTTTCTATTAATAGTTGCTTTGTTTCTAGAGCCTCTAGTTTCTGGGAAACCATACCGTAAGATATACCTGCGGACACGAGAATTATACCGAACCAAACGGCGTTTTTAAAATTAATCTCGATCATTCGTAAGCCGTATCATTAAACACTTTTAGTTTTGCGTATGTCGGATCCATTGTTCTTTCCATCATTACGTCACCACCCATATTATATGGTATTGGCTGTTGTGGAACAAACATAGGTCCCTCTGGTTTAAAGTTAAAATCAAAAGGACCTGAATAAAAAGGTAAATTTTCAAAAAAACCAACATCTCTTCTTACCAATGGTGTACCAAATTTTTCATCTGGATATAAATTAGGAGGAGCTATAGGTGCACCAAATTTTTCATCTGGATATAAATTAGGAGGAGCTTTAATACCTTGTGTTTGAGTTGCAACGCCAGGAGGTGTTCCATACATTTGATTGTACATATTTTGTGCTTGAATATTAGCTATTTGTCTAGCCTCTGCTTCCTTCTGTAATGTTTGTTGATCAGGTATCATTGAAGGAGCAACAGATAAATTACGAACTCCACCCATGTTAATAGGTTGTCCATACATTTGATTGTACATATTTTCTGCGCCTGCTTGTTGAGCAGCTGCCATTTGTCTAGCCTCAGCTGCTTTTTGTAGTGTTTCGCCGTCCATAACTTGTGCACCAGGCACTCTTTCAAACTGTCCAGTCTCACTATTGTATCTAAATCCTGCTGGATCACTTGTTTCTATGCCAGCACCCTCTGGATCTGTAAGACTTTCCATGTCTTGCGGACTTCTAAAAGATTGATTTGCAACGTTAACTTGTTTGTCTTGACCGTCTAAAGCTCTCATTAATACACCAAGTAAACCTCCACCTCTTATAAAGCTGCCTATACCTTGCGCTGCTTTTATAAGTGGATTAGGTAACTCTTGTCTAAATGCTTGCTGTGCAAGATCTCCTCTATCTTTAAACTGTCTTATGGCATCTTGATATGCATTAGTAAGACCCATGGTAGAGTCTTTTGATGTAAGTGTATTTTTTTGATCAACAATTCCACGTAATTCTTTTTGAAGTTGTCCAATTCTATTTTGTTGTTCAATAAATTGATCAGCGGTCCGTGGGCCACTAGGTGTAAAACCTGGTGAACCAGCAAGTATACCTGTTCCAACTTCATCTGGATTAGATTTAAAATCTTCTAAGCTTGTGCCATACTTTTGCATTTGTTTTTTTACATAAGTACTTTCATCACCAGATGCTGCACGACGTAAAGTTTCTCTACGAATGTTTCTTTCTTTACGAGCTTTGTTACGTTTTTTAAAATTATCAAATAAACCCATTAACTTAATCTCCTTGCATCTCCAAGAGCTATGGCTTCATCAAGATCTCCACTTGCTAATGCTGCTCTTTGGTTAGCATTCAATGGTTTAGTATTACTATTTTTTCTCATCGCCGTAAAGTCAACATCAAGAAAAGGATCTTTTTTTACATTACTTGGCTTAGTTGCCGCTGCCATTATACCTGATTCACGGTTAGTCATAGGTGCACTTGAAAAATTAGCTATTGCTTTACCTGCATCTTCACTGACAGATTTAGCATCAGGTTTTTTATTTACTCTAACACTTTTAAGATTACCGCCTCCTTGTATGCTTTTCTCGTTGACACTTGTAAGGTCTAAAGATTCTTTACCTGGATATGTAGAATTACCTCTTAAATCCATGAATAACATGTATTTAATAACATCTGTTGGGTTTGATGGGTCAAGATTTTCTTTAATTTCATCTGGTACGTTTGGATCATCATCTAATATCAAACGACCATACTTTTGTAGTACTTGTCTTTTTAAAATTGTTTTAGCATCAGGATTCATTAACGTTACTAAACCTTTTGCAAAGTCAGGATCTGCTAAACCAGTAGCACCGTACCTTGCGATTAATAACAATCCTGCACTACTAAAAGGGTTACTTGCTATCGCTGCACCTGTTGCAATATTGATAACAGAGTTTACACCACCTAATGTACCACGACGTTTTACAAAGTCTGATACATCACCAAAGTTTGTTTGTTGTACTTGTTCGGCAACTGTTAAAACGTTTTTAATTCTATCATAGGTTTCTTTACCTAACGCTTCTCGTATGCCTGCTTCTGCGTTTTCATTTCCTATTCCATATGCATTTCTTATTTGATCAATGTCAATAATTGGAATGTTCGCTTTTGCAGTTTTAGTTGGTGACACAGGTTGTGCACCAGTGAAAAAAGAAGTTGCTCTACCAACTAAACCAGGTTTACCCGCAAATGGTACGTTTGCAGAAATATAACTCGTAGCATTACCTATTTTTTTGTTTAAATGTGCGTTGACTAAAGCTTTAAACGCTGTATCTCCGACTGCATTTCTCATTTCTTTCATTGCCATTGGTGAGAGCATAGTAGTTAAACTTGAACTACCAGCATCGACCATTAATAAATCTAACAACTGATCTGGTAAAACATTACCAGGTTTTCTTTCAGCTCCAGGTATACGTATGTTAGGATCTGTTTGCACCATGATGTTACCTGTTCTACCTTTGAAAGTATCGGCATTTTCTGTAAAAAATCTATTAGCTAAACTTTGTGCTTGTGCAAACTTAGTTACTAAAACTCTTTTTGCTGGGTCATCTAATTGTTTAAAATTATTCCAATCATTTAATGTTTCTATCATGGCACCACTAAAAGCATCTGTTTGTATACCAAGACTTGAACCTGATCCTGCAAATTGATCAACATTTCTGTGAGCCATGTTTAATAATTGTTGTACCTTTTCAAACTGAGGTCCGCTTAAATATTCTGGTAGAAAACGTAAATCCATTAATGCTTCTTGAACTGATTTTTCTTTTTCTATGACTGGTTGAAATATTTCATCAATAGATTTTGTCACTGTTGATTGATAGCCATATGAGTCTGTTCTTTGTACATCTAATCGTACATCAGTGTTTGCTGCTAAATTTTCATACATGTCAGCTGCAAGTTTTTTTACACGGTCCATTGGTATAAATGGATCTGCAATTTCTTTACCTATGTTTGATGCCCTTTTGTACAACATTGTTTTTGTTGCAGCGAATTGTTTTATACCATCTCTAAATCCTTCATCCGCTAACATACCAGCTTGATTCATTAATCTAATAGGTGAATAATTATTAAGAGTGCTATTTATTTCATTAGCAATAGCCACCTGTTGTAAATTTTGTACTTGCTTAGCTTTCGTAGAAACAAAAGGGAATACACCAAGAACTTTACCTAAACCAGGCACAATACCACTTTGTGTTATTGTAAATACATTTGCAGGAACATTTGCTTTTTGTGCTTGTTTAAATAATTGATCTGACTTTTCGTTTATACCTAGAACTTTTCTACCTAAAGTTTGTTTCATTATAGGCCACATTTCACTTAAACCTACTGTGCCACCTGACCAAAGTAATTCATTTCTAACATCGTATAAATTTCGTAAAGCTAAGTCTTTGTCCATAGCTTCGTCTAAGTTAGGTATGCCTTTTAAATATCTCGTTGCATCATTAATCCAATCATAAACTTGATTTCCGATTGCCTTACCTGTTGGCGCTGCTCCAATCATAGCACCACCTGAAACTGCTCTGTTTTTAAATATTTCTTTTGTTGATTGATATAAAGAATAACCAGGATGATAACGTTTCATACCTGGATATTTCTTTTCAACCTCTGCATCTAAAGCAAGTTTTGCTACACCAAAATCTCCAGCTATGGCAAATAAATTTGAGAAAGCTCCCTTAGCATCATTAGGTAATCTTTTTGACAGTTCATTCTGTATGCCTGCAAAAAAATTTTCTTCGGTAAAAGTTTGACCACCTGGCACCATGCCCTCTCCAACTTCTGAAGCTGATGTTCCTATGCCTACACCTTGTGATTGTGCTTTTCTTTTTACTGAGTCAATCATCGCTTGAATAGGATCTTTTATAACTTCCTCACGAGCAGCGATTAGTGACTGTTGATCTAAAATTTGTTGTTTCGTATCCTCTGGTATTGCGTCTGCAGCTATTTGTTTTGCTTTAATGCTATCTGCTATTTGTTTAATACCGTTTTGTATTGATGGATCATTGATATCCATACCCTCTGGTATGTTAATATTAATAGTCTGATCGACACCGTAATTATTTAAATCTATCTTTACTTCAGCCATTATTGTACCTCAAACTGTTGTGTCTCAGCATTCCATGAATACGTACCACCAAAAGGAGAAGAGTCATCATCAATGGCTGTGCCTTGTAGCATTCTTTCCATTCTCTTTCTGTCGTACACAAGCATGTCAGGATCTAAGCTGTCATAAAATTTTCTGTAAGTGCTTCTCATAATGTTTATTGTTTGTTGTCTTGCAAACGTTAACTCTCTTTGTAAAAATTTCATTTTAGCTAAAACGTCTTTTTGTGAATCTCCATAAATGTTTAATGATTTAGCGGCACGTTGAATATCATCTAAGTTTAATCTACCTGATGCTTTACGTGCTCTTGCTATTGCGTATATGATAGCAGTAGCTCTTGCTTCGTTGGCAGGTAAATCTTCATCAAACTTTAAGAAACTTCTTATTTTAGCTTGTTCTTCTGCACTTTCATAAATGTTTTGTCCCTTTGTATTTTTTGGGGCTAGATCATATGAGTTGTTTAACTCTAAGACCATGTTACCAAAAGCGCCAGCTGCTGCCGCATCTAAACCTTTATTGTATTTTTTTAATTGCTCTACAGTTTCAGGATCAATACTACCGTCAGCAAGATCTCTTTCAACCATATCTGGATTACTTAGATATAAATCAAGATATGAATCTATTGTTAAAAACTTACCTCCTCCGTAAGATAGTCCGTCTGTAAATCCTGCGTCCTCTGTATCCTCTTGTGTGTAACCTTCTGGAAAAGGATTGAAAGCGTTAGATATAATGTTACCATACGTTTGTACGTGTTTTTTAATACCAGCAATGAAACCAGCACGTCTTGGATCTTCTAAGAATGAATCATTTAACTCATCTAAAAAAAATAAGTTTCTATCAAATGTATCAATAGATGTTTGTAAATCTATAAACTGACTTCTACCTGATCCACCAACCATTCCTGCCATGGTATCACTTGTACCAAGTTCATTGGATCTTAAACCTTCAAGATTTGTAATTTGTCTAAATTGTGGCTCACCATCTATAACACCAACTGGTTGAAAATATTGTCCAGTTACAGGTATATAAAATGCATCAAAGGGCTCACTATATGTTCCGTCACCCATTTTTGTTTGTATTGTGACAGCTTTAGGTTCAGCTTGTTCCATTTGAAAATCGTAGTATTTACTTGTGTAAGCTTTTTTTGCTTGACTGTATTGATCTATTGCGTTGTCATTAAATTTTATTCTTTGCTCAAATTGTTTTTCACCGATTATTTGATCGATGTTTTTATTATGCATAAGTATTCTACCACGTTCCGCTAATTCATTAGCTTCTTGATTCATTATCTCTGTAGCTACAAATTGTTTTTCTGCTTGGTCTTGTTCTCTTTTTGCCTTTGCAATGTCACCTAAGTCTTCTGTAAGTTTTTCACCAGCAAAAGCGACGGCAGGTATTATTTTACCACCCTCTGTTGGTTTCATTAAATTTAAACCAAAGTTTACTAATGATAACCTTCTTTCATTATCAAAGTTTGCTTTTGGAAACAGCTCTGCTATTTCTTCTTTTGTTCTTTTCTTAAAATAATTATTTATGTAATTATCTTCATCGATCTTTGCATTCTTAAAATATACTTCTGGAGATACGCTTTGTAGTTTTGGTGCAGGTGGTGCTTCACCTATCACTTCTTCAATGTCAGGCATTAAAGATCCTCTTTTAATAATCTCTGTATTTAAAATATCGTCGCTCTCAGCCATATTAACTTGTAAATGAACTCATTCCTGAATTAATTTGTTGCCCTGGGTTCATGATATTATAAGCAGAAATACCTGCACCAATACCAGCCAATAACGGATTAGTATATGTGGGAGGGCTTCTTTCAATAGTTGTTTGTTGAGAAGGAACACCTCTTAAAATATCACTAAAGTAACTTAATCTAGAGAAAGGATCGGTACGCATAGCTTCAGAACGTCTAAAGTTTTCTTCTGCTACTCTCTGTGCTTGTTGTTGTTGTGCCGTTCCTAAATCAAATAGTCTGCCAAGGCCTTGTTGTTGTAAACCAAACTCTTGTCCACCAAGCGCTGCTTGACTTAAACCTGTAGTTCTAAATTGATTAGCTGCTTGTAAATTTCTATTTCTTGCAGCTTCGCTTGTTGCAATATCTTGTTGTTGTGCTTGCATAAAATTTCTTGATACATCTTCAAATATTCTTCTTGACTTTATATCTTGTAAATTTTTAGCTAACTCTGCTTGTTGCACACCATATCTAGCGCCACCAAATGTGCCACCTTTTACAGCTTGTCCTGCTAATTGAGCACTGGCTTTCGCTGCTTGCTCATCCATTTGTTTTAAAGCTTCTTGCGTAACATCTGATTGATATTGATTCATGAACTGTTGTGTTCTACCTGATGTTGGATCGTATTGTTGTTGAGCCATTTGCAGTGCAGGTATGCCCATAGCCATAGTGCCTTGACCTACATCAAACGCTCCACCAAAAGCAGGTTGCCCTGTAAGTGCGCCTGTTGTTGGGTCAATACCCATTTGTGCTGCAGTCTGACCAATCGCACCTGTTTGTAGAGCCGTGAGCCCTGCAACTTCTCTAGGTGTTACTGTGCCAGGAGACTTTGTTGCATCAAAAGCACCTTGTAAAAGATTACGTTGAAACTCTTCTAAAAATGGTGCTTCTCTCCTTATAGTTGTTGTTGTGCTCATTAACTCATTATCCCTCTACCCTTTGATGACTCAGGGTCTAATTTATTCATCATATTGTACATTGCTTTTGGTCCACCTGCATTATCAACTGCTTTAGCTGTAAATACAAATTCTCCATTGCTTAACATAGCAGGAACCTTATCATCTTTTGGTCCACCTGGGCCAGAAATTTGTCCTATCTTTCTAGGGAAAGCTTGACCTCCAGCAGCTTTATTATCTGCAATGCTTTCTAAATATTCTTTTGCTTCTTCAAAACTCATACCAAAATTATCCATAAGTATGTCTATTTCTTTTATACCCTCGTCATCTCTTAAACTTGATAGAATACCTTTATCACTAGGATCTCCACCCGAATCTAACATAGCTATGCCACCCATATTCATGCCCTCAAGATCTCCACCTTCAGGTCTTATTACTTCGCCTGTAGCTGGATCTATTATCTCTCCTTGGTCATTAGCAATAAAATTACTAAATGTTTGGTTGTCAAAGTCACGTTGATCATAGAATTTTTGATCGTCTTGGTTAAATGTTAAACCTCTAAATCTATCTTTCATAAAAGGAGATCCGCCAAAAACACTTTTGTTTTTTATATCACTTGGAGAATAATAAGGTTTGTCATCTTGTTTATTTTCTCTTTTTGCTAACATTCCAGTAGTAATCGCCGCTAAAGCAGGTAATCCAATTTTTTTAAACGCTGAGCTACCAACAAATCTAGATAAAGCTGGTGCAATTGATCCACCTGTGCCCACAAGTGCTGCTATTCCTAGAGCTGCAGGTAATGCTTTTTTCAAAAATTTTCCGAATGACACGTGTTCTCCTTAGCAATTCATGTTATTGTTTACGGCAAGGAGGCTGGCCTTGAAAAGTAAGCCTAATTAATCGTATAATTATAGGCAAATTTCTAGTATCATGCAACCTAAAATGAGCTTTGATATTACAAAGGTGCCTATGGTCCGTGTGACGTGGTTAGACGCCCGTGATACAGAAACAGGCTGGTTGCCTATAAAAGACATACTTAATGCTCCATTAGCCATGTGTCAAGAAGTAGGCTGGATGGTTATTAATAATAAAGAAAAAATAGTTATTATGCGCTCTTGGTGCACAGATAAAGATGATAATCATGGAGGTGGTGCAATTGCAATACCACGTGGTTGGGTTACAAAGATTGAGTATTTAAACGTCGCTTATTCAGAGACATCGTAGTTGTCAAGAAAACAATTTTAAAAAGTTCTGTTGATCTCTAAAAAAATATGTTTACATTATATTCTCACCAAAATTAACAATCAAAAGGAAAAAATATGACAGAACAAGAATATTTAAGCGCTATAGCTAACCTTGCTGACAAGGTGGGAAGATATCACGAAAGATTATTAGCAGCAGAAAGAGATTTAGAAAGACATTTAGGCGATTCAGATAAACATCGCTGTGAAACTTGTGAGTGTGAGAACCGTTAAAGTTCTCCGCCTTCACTTTCAGTGCCAGGCATTTTAACGACACGAATGGTAATGTCCTTGGTTTTAGTTGAAGCCCAAGGATTACCACAGTCGTTACAGTTACCTGTAGCCTGTTCCTCAGAATCAACCTCCGCATTGCAATTACTACAATAAATTTTTTGCCACACTTCTGGTTTTATTATTGGTATTTCTTTACCATTAATCATTTCAGTGCCTATTTGCTCTGCGTCTTGTACCTTTTTACCTATTTCAGACATTATATAATTTCCATAAAGCTTACAGAAAATTTAAGACCACTACCTTTTACTTTTATTTGATCACCTTGTTCTAAAGTTTGTGTTGTTTCTACAAGCAGTGGTGTATTATTTGCCAAACTTTGATCTACAATATGTGTTTCAACAGAAGAACTACTGTCGTTTATTGACACTTCTGCTGTTACAGCTCCTCCACTTTTGTTTGATACAGATATGTTTTTTAAAATAACTGTAGCAGGTTGTGTGGGAGGTGTTGTGCTTAAATCTGAAGATGCAACAGTAAGTATTACTACTGCTGATCCAGTCCCTGTAGCACTTATTCTTTTAAAATTATCAGCCAAGGAAGAAACTCCTAGCGTTTGATTCGTCTTTTATATCTTGTTGAAAACCAAAGTTTAGTTGTTGTGTTATTTGTTCTAGAATACGAATCAATGTATCAAACTGTAAAGCTTCATATTCTTGTGTTGCTGTAGGTAGTACAGTTGTATTTATTTTAGCCATTATCTGCCTCCATCTGGTTTAATATCTAATCGTAACGTACCATAACGCCAATCAGAATCCAAAGTATTACTGGTAATTTTTACATTTGTTTGTCTGCCTCTACCACGTAATCCAAAAAATCTTGTGCTTGAATTAACAGATCTATCTATTGTTGTTCCTGTATCGGTTGGATATGTTTTAAAACCCATTGTCATCGTAGCAGAGCCCACTTGATTTTTAAAATCAGGTATGCCTCTACTTATTGATAATATCTGTTGACCATCCTGTATATCAAAATCACCAGACGTAATAAAAGCTGTCATTGCTGATTGATCGTCATTTACACCCTCTTCATGTTCGTAGAATATTGATGCTCCCGCTGTAACACCTTTTACTGTTGGAGTGGTTGGTGTATCAGTAGTATTATATTTTGTTGCATATGGTCTTTGATAAACACCATAATCTGTCCAAGTTGTTCTGGCTAAGTTTGATGTATACCAAGTTCTCTCAAGATAGTTGTACGTAACAGATCTGTTTATTTGATTTGATGTATTAGATGCATAAAACCAAGTAACTTCATTAAACTCTGAGTTTACACCAGCAAATGTTTCTGGTTGTTGTGTGATAGAAAAGTCTTCAAATACATAATCTTGCACACTACATGGTATTTTTTTTACAGCACCATCATAAAGATAGAAAGCATTTTGTGACATCCAATAAGCTATACCGTTTACATCAACAGCTGAGTGTACACCTACTGCTCCACAGTTTGCACCAATTTGTACAAGTGAGAAAGTAAATGGCGCACCTACAAATTGTAGTGCGTTGAGAGATGTATCTGTCCAAACTAGAACAGCGTTACGTGATCTTACTGCAGACACAATCTTAGATCCATCTTGTATTCTAAATGATCCAGCAGTATTGGTAGCTGTTGGTACAAAATCATTTGTTGTTTCTTGCGAAGCAAATCGTAAAAATAAATCATCTTGTGTAGTAGAGTTACCTATTACTGTTTCTGTACCAAACAAAAACACATGTCTGTCAGGCATTGATACTAAATTAAATCTTGAGTTTGTTGGTGTATTAGCAATAGCGTTGGCTCTTACGCCTGTTCCGTTAGACGTGTTCCATAAAAATGTTTTACCTTTGCTCACAGTAGCAATTAAATCCTCACCAAAATTGTCAAATGACCAGTTACGGGCATCAAGTGTAACTGTTGATGATGATCTCGGTGTGTTCCAAGCATCAACGTTCCATGCATCTGTGCCCCAACCATAACCATAAGCTGATTGATCTGTTCCAATAGATATTTGATATTTAACATTACCTGACCCACCACCACCAGATGTTGATCCAGAAGCTGTGCCTGTATGTGTAACCTTATAACTATTTGCATTTACTATTGTTATAATTTCAAACTCTGCATTCATGTCTAATCCATCAATTGCAGAAAAAGAATCAAACGTTACAAAATCACCTTGACCTGCACCATGACTCGTATGAGCTACAGTAACTGTTGTTGTGCCATCTGTAGTAAATGGATTTGTTAAACCTGCTTCTAATCTAAGTGGTGTAACATCATAAGCTGTACCTTCAGAGTATACATAAAATTTTCTATCTGTTCCGAGAGCCGTGTACCTTACACCATTAAGATCTGTCCAAGTATGTATGCCTCTTACAACTCCTATAAGTGTGTCAGCTATAAGTTTCTGCCAACCACCTACTTTTTGTGGTAGACCGTAATGAAATCTTACATTATCAGAATCAACCCAACGCCCTTCTGCACCATACTCTGTATCTTGTTTGTCTATACCAGGTGCTATGTTTAATTTTGATAGTGGCATTATGCAATCCTCATAAATCTAAACACTATCTCACCAGCACCACCTGCTCCTCCTGGACCGCCTTGTTCAGTACCGCCACCACCTGCGCCTGATCCTCTTGTTCCTGGATTACCTGTTTGTCCTGGTTCTGGTCCACCACCATTTCCAGCATCACCACCAGTTCCACCAGCAACTTGACCACTAAAAGAAGCAGCACCATTGGCCCCAACACCATTAGCGTTGTCACCGCCATAGGTAATTCCATTGCTACCAGCTGCTCCACTTCCTGATTGGTTAAATGACCCGACAGGTCCGCTTGTAAAACTTGTAATATTTAAACCATCAACTGTTGTTCCCGAACTTAATTTCGTTGCAATTTGACTAACAGTACCTGCGACGCCACCTGTTAATGTAGCAAGTGGGCCTTGTACACCGCCACCTGATACTTGACCAGAACCACCACCTGTTAATGTAAATAAAGCACCTGTAGTTGATCCAGATAAAGTTGTGCTACCACCACCAGCAGGTCCACCACCACTATAATTATTATTACCAGCAGCCCCAGCAGCCCCAATTTGAGGTGTAAGTGTTTCACCACCTGTTAATGAGAATACAACATCTGATAAAAAAGCACCTGATCCACCACCTGGCCCACCTTGTTCACCACCTGCTTTATCATAAGCTTGCCCAGCATTACCCCCACCTCCACCACCTACGGCAGATTGTATGTGAATTGCATTTGCATTTGTTGGTACGGTTATGTTTGCATTTGTAGCTGTAGTAAAAGATGTAGGTGTTTCAAAAAGTGTAAAAACTTCTCTCCAGTTACCACTGTCTTTTACATAGACATTTGTTATTGTCTTGTTAGTAAATGATGTACCATCACGAAGAAAAAATTCGCTTACTTCTCTAAAAGAACCACCATCTTTAACATAGAACTGTGTCATGCATTAGGTTGTATATTTTAACCATATGTCGCCATCGGATCCACCACTTGGATTACCAGTAGCAACTGTTCTTGTACCAACACCGTTTGTACCTAAGTTTGCATTAACAAACCCTTGTACGTCCGCTCCTATTTCTACACCAAGATTATCTCTTGATGTTGTCTTATTTGCAACATCATCTAAGTTTTGTGATGCTTGTAAAACTCCAGAGATATTAGCTCCAGTAATTTTATATCGTATAGATTCGTATGTAGGCATATTATTTCTCCAATAGTTTCCAACCAAATGTTGCTCCAGAATAAACTAAAGCAAACCCTGCACCCTCTGTTGCTACAGTTAAGTCGGATGTTTGTCCATCTATCTTATGGCTATTTCTTGCAACAGTCAAATTATGTGTGTCAAAGTTATTTGCGACATCATTAAATCTTATCTCATCTCCAACAGCAGCAGTAGCAGGTAATGTAATTGTTACTGCACCTCCTGAAGTATTTACAAATATTTTATCACCAGCAAAAGCTGTATAGTTACCAGTCTTTGTTAACCAGTCACTTCCTTGTGTTTGTATCTCATACCAGTTTGTACCGTCCGTAGAAATAAAAACATTTCTGCCTGGATTAATAACAAAAGTATTACCCGATCCACCAAGCCTAGCTGTAATTTTATTAGAACTACTAGCATTTCTTAAAAAATATAACTTTTCTACTGCAGGAAACTGTACAATAAAGTCAGACGCATGACCTGTAAATACAATGGCTGCTTGTCTGGCTTCGTTGTTTGCTTGTGTTTGTGGGCCGTTGTTCGTGGTCAACACATATGGGCTAGATGATGCCCCTAAATTCTTTGTGTAAACGCCTGCAATTGACTGCTCAAGTGATTGAGACAAATTATTATTAGTTGTATTACCCCAAGAGTTTGATTGCTCTCCTGAGCCAATAAGTTCTATTTTAAGCCTTGTCGAATACGTTGATGCCATTATGCTGCGTCCTTCCAATCCATTGTAACAGAATCATCAACCTCTGTCCACGTTGTTGTAACACTATCATCTACTTCTTGATATGCATAAATTGCTGGAGTGCCACGACTTATAGTCATTGTAACACCCGTAGGTATAACATCTGCGTTTAAGAATACTTGTGGTGCTCCTAGCTGTATTGGCGCAAATAGACCGTTTACTGAAACAGTACTACTTGTATTAATTTGCGGTGACCCAACAGTTGTAGAAGCTGATTGACCAGTAGGTATAATAGTTTGATTTTGTATTGCTACAACAGTTGGTGATCCAACCGCTGTAGAAGCAGATTGACCAGTCGGCTGTGCTATTGTGCTTGGAAGTGCTGTCGCTGTGCCGACAGTCGAAGTCATTGATTGACCAGTTGGTATAACTAAACTTGTACCTGTTGGAGTAACAGCTCCAAGAGACATTGTAGAAGATAATCCTCCAGGTAGTGCTATCGCATTAACAAATACATTTGGAGATCCAACTGCAGTAGTAGCAGACTGACTAGGAAGTGTTAAATTAGCTGTACCAGAAAGTGTTAGTGATCCGAGAGCCGAGGTTAGTGATAAACCTGATACGGCTACTGTAGCGCTTACGCCTGCTGCTGAGGCGATCGGGGCTTCGGCAAAGGCTGAATGACCTAGTGCCATGTTTTATCTCGCTGTTGTCGGTACGCCCGCTGACGATACAAAAGGAGAAGATGCGAAAGCAAAAGTAAGGTAAGTGCCGTTATCAGCGTTTGTGTTGCCTAAAGTGTTTCTTATTTTAAAACCATTAGATACCATATCAATACCTCTGTCAGTGTTCACTACTTCACCAGAAGAATCATTTGCGTATAAAATTTTGTGCGCTTGGTTAGTGTTAGGACCACTAGCACCGTTTCTTTCTGTGTCATAAATGTACCAGTTTCCAGTATCATCTGTTCTTTTAATTAACACCCATGCAGGTTTAAAACCTGTGTAAATAAATGGACCGTCTGAATTATTATTGCCTTTATACTGACCAAAATGACTATATCCTTGTTTTTCTG